ATCTCAAGATGCCCTACACCCGGCGCGATCACCCGCTTGTCGCAATGGTGCAGCAGGCATTCGGCTGGACTGACGCCGAAGTGGATGCGTTGTTTGCAGAGGCAGATCAAGTTTGATGATAGTTCGCCTGCTCACCATCATCGCCGCCAGGCCAGCGCGCACTAGCCCTCACAAATTGCAAATTCTCGGGTAGTTTTTGCAAAGCCGCCGCGCAAAACTGTGCGGCATGAAACACCCTTGGTACTCCATCCGAGCCCTCGCGTCGCGAGGCCCATCGGCTGCTGCATCCGCTGACGCGCCCACGCGCGCCGAGGTGCTGATCTACGGCGACATCGGCGAGAGCTGGTATGGCGACACCATCGCCGCCAAGGATTTCGTCAAGGATTTCGCCGCGATCGACGCGGCCGAAATCACCGTGCGCATCAACAGCTACGGCGGCAGCGTCACTGATGGCATCGCCATCTACAACGCTATCAAGCGTCACCCGGCGCAGGTCACCGTCGCCGTTGACGGCGCCGCCTACAGCGTCGCATCGCTCATCGCCATGGCCGCCGATGTCCGCCACATGGCGGATAACGCGCTCATGATGATCCACGCGCCCTGGTCGCTCGCCGTTGGCAACAGCGCCGACATGCGCGAGCAGGCCGACGTGCTCGACAAATACGCCGAGGCCATGGCGCAGAGCTACGTCACCGCCAGCGGCAAACCGCGCGACGCCATCATGGCGCTGCTCACCGACGGTGTGGACCACTGGTACACCGCCGCCGAAGCCAAGGCCGAAGGCTTCGTCACCGACGTCATCGAGGCCACGCCCGTCGCCGCCTCGCTCAGCGCCGAATCGTTCGCACGGTTCGACAAAACCCGCCTCCCCGCCGCCCTCGCGCAACGCATCAGCGCCAAGGCGCCCCCCCTTCCTGCGGCAGCCGCCGCCCAACCCACGGAGCAATCCACCATGACCCCTGAAGAAATCCAAGCGGCTGCAGCCAAAGCTAAAGCCGAAGGCATCGCGGCCGAGGCCAAGCGCCGCGACGACATCACCGCCGCGTTTGCCAAGTTTGCCACCCGCAGCGGCGTCGCCGAGGCGCAAGCCGCTTGCCTGGCCGATGTCTCCTGCACGCCGGAGCAAGCCAACGCCAAATTGCTCGACGTGCTGGGCAAAGGCGCCGAGCCCATCCAGGGCACCACGCGCATCGGCACCGTTGAGGATGAGGGCGACAAGCGCCGCGCCGGCATGTCGCTCGCGCTCGAAATCCGCGCCGGCCTCGCCAAGAACGACACCACCAACCCCTACCGCGGCGACACGCTGCTCGACATGGCGCAAGCCAGCCTCGAGCGCAGCGGCGTCAACACGCGCGGCATGGACAAAATGGCCAAGGTCGCCGCCGCGTTTACCCACAGCTCGGGCGACTTCCCGCTGCTGCTCGCCAACGTGGCCAACAAAGCCATGCTGATGGGCTGGAACGAGACGGAAGAAACCTTCCAGCTCTGGACCAACAAAGGCACGCTGCCCGACTTCAAGCAAGCGCAAACCGCAAGCCTCAACACCTTCCCCGCGCTCGATCAAATCCTGCCCGGCAAGGAATACCAATACGCCAGCATCGGCGAGCACGGCGCCACGCGTATCCTCTACACCTACGGCAAGATGTTCGGCATCAACCGTGCGGCCATCATCAACGATGATCTCGAGGCATTCACCAAAGTGCCGCGCCTCATGGGCCGCGCCGCCATGCGCAAGCTGGGCGACCTGGTCTACGCGCTGATCACCGCGCCGGTCACCTTCAACGGTACCGCGCTGTTCCACAGCACGCGCAACAACCTTGCCGCCTCGGGCACTGCCATCAGCACCACCTCGGTGGATGCAGCCATGGCCGCCATGGCGCTGCAAGCCGACAACGGCAACACGCTCAACATCAAACCGCGTTATCTGCTCTGCCCGGTCAGCAAACGCGGCGCCGCGCTGGTGGTGCAAAACAGCGAGTTCGAGGTCGGTGCCAGCACCAAGAACAACACCACGCCCAACTTCGTGCGCGGCCTGTTCGAAACCATCTCCGACCCGCGGCTCGACGCCAACAGCGCCAACGCCTGGTACATGGCGGGTGATCCGTCGCAGTACGACACCATCACGGTGGACTACCTCGACGGCAACGATCAGCCGGTGCTCGAGCAGCAAAACGGCTGGACGATCGACGGCGTCGAGTTCAAGGTCCGCATGGACGCAGGCGCCAACCCGCTCGACTACCGCGCTCTGTACAAAAACCCGGGCGCCTAACCCACCGACCAACCCACGCAGCGCGCAACGGGCCACCCGCGCGCGCCGCCAGGCTGAACACAAACCACAGTCAAGGACACACTCATGGCAACCAACTACATCAGCGGCGGCAACACCGTCGATTACACGGCTGGCGGTTCGGCGATCACGTCGGGTCAAGTCGTACTCATCGGCACCCGCGTCGGCGTCGCCAAGGACGCCATCGCGGCCAACAGCCCCGGCGTGCTGCACGTCACCGGCGTCTGGTCAGCCGCCAAGCTCTCCACCGATGTCGTCACCCAGGGCGCCGCGCTGTACTGGGACAACACCAACAGCCGCTTCACGCTGACCAGTGCGGGCAACACGCTGGCGGGCTGGGCGTTCGCCGCAGCGGGCAACGGCGTCACCACGGTGCAGATCAAACTGCTCGGCTAGATCGGCTCACGCCGCATGTCGTTCGCCACCCTCGAAGCAGACCTGAATGCGGCCGTCGTGGCCGCTTTCAGCAACTGCACGGCCACCATGAACGGTGCGCCCATCGTCGGGGTGTTCGACAACCGCAGCGTTGACCAGCAGATCGGCGGCCTCGAGCTCGAAAGCACCGGCCCGCAGTTCCGCTGCCTCACCGCCGCCGTGCCCGCCCCACCGAACGACCGCACCCTCATCGTCAACGGCACCACCTACACCGTCCACCGCCGCGAGCCCGACAACACCGGCATGTCCACCCTCTACCTCCACGCCGCCTGACCATGTCACACGCACGCAGCACCATCCGCACCGCGCTTGTCGCCGCGCTGGTTGGCATCACGGCGGCCGGCTCGCGTGTGTACACGGAAGAGCGCGTGCAGGCGATTGCGCAGGGCGAATTGCCGGCTGTGCTGCTGGCGTTTCAGCAAGAGACGCCCGAGCGCATCACGTTGGGCCAGATCGACGGCATTCTTGAGCGCACGATCAGTTTCACCGTCACCTACATCATCAAGGCCGCCAGCGGCTATCTGGACGCGGCCGACGCGGCGTGTGGCCAGATTGAGGCTGCGATTGCAGCGTTCACCGGCTTCAAGCAATCGGTGCCAACGCGCACCCTGTTTGATCTCGACATCAGCGGCGAGCTGCCACTTTACACCGCCGAGATCACGTTTTCCGGCACCTATCGAACCACGCAGGGCAACCCTGCCACATCACTCTGAGGTAACCCATGGGCTACGGCACTGGCGCAAACCGCATCGTTTCGTTCAAGCGTCAATCGGCGCTGGGCACCATCGCCACCACCAGCGGCGCGGCACAACTTCGCCGTGCTGATTTCTCGGCAAACTGGAATCGATCAACGATTGAAAACCCCGAGATTCGCCCTGATCGGCAAAAAGCAATGGCGCGTGGCGGCATGGCCACGGGCGATCTGCAATGGTCTGGCCCGGTCTCGCCAGGCTCGCAAGCGGGCTTCTGGGATGCGCTCGTCATGGGCGCCTATCAATCGGCCGTCACTTCGGGCGCATTGACCAACGTCACAGCCAGCGCAAGTGCGCCGCATTTCACACGCGCCACCGGCAGCTGGATCACTGATGGTTTTCGCCTCGGGCAGGTCATTCGCTGCACTGGCTGGACCACGGGCGGTGTCGGCAACAACTCGCGCAACTTCCAGATCATCGCGATCACAGCTACGCAACTGACGGTGGTCACGCGTGACGGCACAGCGGTCGCGGCAAAAGCCTCTGGCGATAGCGTCACGTTCACCGCGCCGGGCAAATACTGCTACACGCCGCAAAGCAGCTTCCTCGACGCTTACATGACCTTCGACGAGTGGTCGCCCGATGTTGACGTCGGCGGCCGCGATGAGGTGTGGTGGGATGCCCGCATCACCGGCGGCAATTTCAAGGCCGATCCGAACGGCAACCTGGTGTCGCAGCTGAACATGACGGCGCTGGCCTATCAAAAGGGCAACGCGCAGTATTTCAGCTCGCCCAGCGCCATCAGCGCCACCGATGTGTGCAGCACGTCCACCGGCCTGCTGGTGGCAAATGGCACGGTCATCGGCTACGCCACGGGCATCGATTTCAACATCGATCTCAAGCCCGATATGCCGGCCGTGGTCAACGCGTCGAAGTATCCGTTTATTTTGGCGAGCCAGATCAACGTCACCGGCACGCTCAAGGCGCTCTGGTTCGACGATACCTTCGACGCCGCCTTCCTGGCCGAGACGGACATTGGCATCTACGCCCCGTTCTTCAACGGTCCGGGCGCCGCCGCAGAGTTCGTCAACATTGGCCTGCCGCAAACGCGCCTGTTCTCGTCGAAGAAGAACGACGGCATCACCAGCACCGTGCGTGAGTACACCTACATCGCCGGCCCCAATGCCAGCGCCGCCACCGGCACCGTGCAGTCCACGATGTTCGTGCAGGACAGCCTGGCACCGTAACCCGGTTTTTCCACGTCAGACGGGGCGGCGTTCCTCCTCCTTACGTCGTTTCGTCTGGCACCAACACCAGCCGCAAGGAGGCGGCTCACGCATGCAAATCAACCTTGACGCTTACGACCCGAAGCCTGCAGCCGACCTCGGCCGGCCCATGCAGCTGGCCACGGATAAACACCTGCTGCCGATCTTCTTCAACGTGCTCGGGCAGGATTCCGACGTCTTCGCCGAGCAGATCAAAGAGAACACGCGCGAGAACGCCGCGCTGAAAGCCTCTGGCCTGTATGTGGTGGTCAATAGCCCAGAGCATGTGCAGAAGCAATCAATCCGTGCGCTGGCACGCATCATCACCGGCTGGTGGACGATTGTTGACGGCAAGCGCCGCGATCAGATCACCTTCAACGGCACCGACTGGCTCGACTTCTCGCACGAGAACGCCAAAGAGGCCTTGTCGCGCGCGTGGATCCGCGAGCAGGTCGCCATGTACACCCTCAACCGCGCAAATTTTCTGCCGCCGGCGTCGAGCGAGACGCCGGCAAAAAGTGGCGAGAAAGTCTCCGCGCCTACGCCAGACGCTACTTCGAAATAACCGCCTGCGACCATGGCAGCACCAGCGAGCTTACCGACCTGCAGCGCCTTGCGCAGCAGGGCATTGCTCGCGCTGCCGAAGCTCTGCAAGCATTTGCCGACCTGCACCCGGGCGACTGCGACCACCTCATCGAATGGGCAATTGAATTGCGCGAAGGGGTCGATTCCGCCATGGGTCTGCGCCAAGCCACCTGGCCCGAGGTCAACGCATGGATTGCACGCCTGCGGCCCGACATCGCGCCGTGGGAGCTTGCGCTCGTGCGCGATGTCGAGCGCGAGTTTGTCCGTGTCTACGCCGCGCGCAAGCGTACAGCACAAGCGCAAGAGCAGTGAGGTAGCCCGTGGCTGAAACAGTCTCAAAAGCGCAGATCGAGCTCACCGCGATCGACAACGCCACCGCCGTCATCAAAAAGGTGGAGGGTGCAGTCGGTGATGTCGGCGCCAGCTTCGGCAAATTCACGGGCCTCATCAGCGGCGCCGCCGCTGCGTTCGGTTTGTTCAAGGTTGCCGACGGGTTTTCGCAGTGGGTCAAAGGCGCCGCCGCGCTGGATGACTTTGCCGAGCGCACTGGCGCCACGGTTGAGGGGCTG